AAATTGGGATTTAACTAATTCATCAATGTTTTCATCAAAAATATCTTCAAATTCTGGGTCTGTTATAATTTTGCTATTGTCCCGAATAAATTCCTCCATTAGGAATTTACAGGTTTCATATAATTCAAAAGATTCTTCATCATTAAAATATTCTTCATCTTCTTCTGGAAATATATCTTCTATAATATTTATTAATTCAGGTAAAGTTTGTATGTTCATTTATATTAATTGTTAAATTGTTTTTATATTGTATTACATCTAAATGAAAATTACGCAGATGTATCAGAATCATAATTTACAGTATTTTTAGCAGTTCCTCTGGCAGTCCCCTTCGTATTTTTTGGAGCAAGACTGCGCGTAGTCGAAATATGCTTTTCGGTATTTTTTAATGTAAAATGATTTGTCGGTTTGTTATGGAATAAAGCCGGAATGCTCTTAATCTCTCCAGTTGTTTTATCATATATAACATCTTTTACCTTTTGTAATCGTTTTCTATCTAAACAATCTTTTAAAAATACAATTAATTTATCATATTCTTCGTCTGACAAATTATTTTCAGTTCTGTAACTTTCAGCAAATAAAAATAACTTTTTTATTTTAGTTGTTTTGTCTAACTTGCTCCATGGCTCACACGAATTTATGTTTTTTTCGTTTTCTAAAAATTTATCTAGGTCTAACAAATTAGTTGTAGATGATGGTTTTTTGATTGACCACGGCATTCCAGTAGAAATCATAGCCTTGTATTTAATTGTCTTTAGTTCATTAATCTCATTCGTTTCATTAGTTGTTTCAATTTCTTTGTCCATTTGACTTTTATATAGTAATATAGTGGCTTAATTTTAACTTAGTTTTTTATATGTATTATATTTGTTTAATTATTAGTTAGTTAATATTTGTTTATGTTATTTATTAATATATTTATATAATCAAATACATGGATTCAAACCTAACAACACCAACTGATTCTAATTTAGAAAAAAAAATAATTTTTACAGGAACTACAACTAAATATCATATGAAAAAAATTATGCCTACTGTTAAGGAGAGAAAAAAACGTGTAGAAACACATACGTGGGGATTAAATGAAAGTGAATTATCTTTTGAAACACAGTTAACCTTGTTAAATGAAATTGATTTAAAAACTTATACAAACGACAAATACAGTAAATTAATAATCAGTCATATAAAAACAAAAATTCAAAGCTATAAACAACAAGATATTCTTAAAAAAATATACGATGAACAAAAATTTATCCATTTAGAACAAGTTATAACGTTGCTACAAGAGACAAAATTAAAATGTCACTATTGTTCTTGTGAAACGTATTTATTATATGAACTTGTTAGAGAAATGAAACAATGGTCTTTGGATAGAATTGATAACAATGTAGGACATAATAGAGACAATTTGGTGATGGCTTGTTTGGAATGTAATTTGAAACGCAGAAGAACCAACAAAGACTCATTTATGTTTACTAAAAACCTAAAGATTGTTAGAGAAGGAATAGATTCCTAAAAATAAAATTATTTGATTAAAGAATTGGTTAAAAAGTTATTAATATAAAATGAATGTAAAATAAGTATATTATGTATAGTTGGAAATGGAGCCTTGGAGAAGCATATTATAAAAGTGCTAGACCTGAAAAAAGTGTAAAGCAACAAGAGAATCAAATATCAAACGGAAGTGATTCACAATTAAGCGCTATTAATTGTTCTCTAAATGAACCGGAAACTTTTGATAATAATTTTGGTTTTGAAAATAACAATAGGAGAGAAATATTGGATAATAAAATGGCTGGTCGTGAATTAGTTTTACAACGTGGGTCCAATCCGTTTTTACAACAATCTAGTTATGTGAATGACATTGTTGTAAGAGATATGTTCTTAAAGCCTGTCAACACTACACAAGGTAGAGTTAAAAATAATGAAGGTGAACAGGAACAATCACTTCAGTAATAATAATAATAATAATAATAATAATAATAATAATAATAATAATAATAATAATAATAATAATATTAAGTAATACAATTATTATTTTATATTTATAGTGCCTTAACACACATTGTATGTAACAATCGGTTAGCAATGTATGCTAAAAATGTGTTAAATAATACTAAAATAGCATTAACAACAAACATAGAGTTTATTTTTTTAAAGTTCATAACCATGTAGCTAAAAACAGAGACAACACTTAAAGCAAATGTGACTCCGGCAATAATAGAGAGAACATAAAAGTATACGCAGTAATCCTTGCTAAGAGGGCCAAAATAAGTATCCATAAAGTTGTCCATATACATTTCTATATTTTAATAAAATATAATATTTTTATTATTACAAATAATAAATAAGAATTAAGTATTAAGAATTAATATATTAAAATAAACTACTTAAATAAATCCATTTAAGTTTTTAATAATGAGTGCGCTATATACCACACAAAATGACCTATTATTAAAAAACTTATTGGTATTTTATAATACAAAAGAAAACAACAATTTAGACAAAATGTTGAGAATTATTACAGGTGAATCTAAAATATCTCTCCGTATTGTCGATTGGTTTGCTACTAATTATGCTAAAAAATATTATACACTTTACACTATTGAACAAACTGTTGATAATATTGTGAGAAGATTTAAAGTATATGATGATTATAAATTAAAATTAAAGGCTTACAGCAAAAGACGCTTTGACCCGTTTTGTAGATGGGATAGAATAAGTATTCCATATAAGGATGATAAATGTATTGAAACTACTATCGGTCAACTTAACTTCTTTAAATGGGCGCTAGAAAATAAGGTAATAGATTATATTGATGACAATTATGATACAATTGAAAAAGATATGAATAACAGAAACAGCACCTCAAAACGTAAGGAATTACTTTCGTCAAGTGAACAATCCAACACAAAGACACGCAAGAAACGTGAGGAACTATCTGTATCCGCTACAAAAAGTATAAAAAAAGAAAAGGTAGAAATAGTTGTAAAATTTCATTAAATAATTTATTTGGTAATCTTTTATTTGGTAATCTTTTTGTTATGACAGTTTTCAATGGCTAATAATAAACAATACTTTTCAAAATTAGAACGTTCACCTTTTATTTTTATTAGGGTTTCTATTTTTGAACGAAACATTATCGCAGTTCCTTTTTTATATATTTCTGTGCCGCTTTTACAATTATTATAGTAGTTATTATAAGTCGATTGAATATTTGATAATACAAAAGCTAATTTTGGCTTACTCCAACTTGATAATAACTTTGTAACTCGAGTATTGTTTTCATTAAACCAATTATTATAAAATTCGATTTTGACAAGCTTTTTTTGATTAATAACTACATTTGAAAAATCTCCAATGTGTTTTTTTATTTCTTTTGGTAATTTACCAATGCGTTCCAATAATTGTTTCTCTTGTTCTATTGTAGACATATTATTTTTTATTTTATTATTTTCATATACCTCTTTAGTATATATCAGCATGTCGATTGCTTCAAATTTTCGTTTTAATAATAATTCTTTCATATGATATGTATTATCATTAAATTTTAGAAGTGAATCTAGGAATGAATTTAACATAACCGCGTATTGATAGTTAGCCTCTATTTTTGATGACATTGTTTATACTTATACTTATATTTGTTTGTATATTGATTTTTACAAATAAATATTTCAATTTTTATTTTTTATTTTGTATTTTTACTTTTTATTTTGTATTATAATTCGTTTCGTAAAGTAATTAAAAATATTTTATATACTACTTTATAATCATTAATTTTTATGGGGAATTCACAATCTATACAAAAAATAAATTATGAGGATATGCAAACAGTTATTAAATCCCCTGAAATATATTTATTAATTAATACATTACCTGTAAAAGACCAAGGTTGTTTAATTGTGAATACAATTTCAATCGATAAAGAAGAAGCTATTATAAATAAATATATGAGAGAAAGCAGAAATATACGTATTATTATTTATGGACAAAATTGTAATGATGAATCTATTCAAAAAAAATATCAACAGCTATTATCATTAGGGTTTTGTAATGTATTTGCTTATATGGGTGGACTATTTGAATGGCTAATGTTACAAGATATTTACGGGAAAGAATTGTTTCCCACTACAAAAAAAGAACTTGACCTTTTAAAATTTAAACCTCCACCAATTCTAAATATTTGCTTATTAGAGAATTGATTTGATATTTTAAAACTTAAGTAAGATTATAATTATGTTTTAATAATTTCCTGTAAATATTATATAACTCAAAAATATACCGAAAAAATTCTTTGCGAATAAATCTAATATATTGTAAAATGAGTTTTTAACATAATAAGGTAAAATAGCTACAACTCCATACAATGACCAAAAAAAGAAAAAATACCAAAATAATAAATATCCACTTTCATTTTGAGTTACATAATTTACATAAATTATATAATAATATATTAAAAATGGTATGAATCCAAGTAATACTCCAAGAAAAACAGGGATAATTTTCATTTCACCCAAATAACCAAAAAGTAACATTAACCAATTCAAAAAAACTACAGGTATAAAAATACTTGTATTATCTTTCAAAATTGAAAAAAAATCTAGGTTGTTTGTTTTATTTTCTACTCGTTTATTCAAATAAATTAAATATACCATTAATGTTATTAACATTGTTGGCGTTGTGATACTCCAGTCAATGTATCTTTTGGGTGTAATATTTAATACTTCAGTAAAGTTATAAGCTAACCAAAAATAAAATGTCCCTTCAAAAAACTGAACAAGTAACTCTAAAATAAGCAATTGTCTTATTATCAAATAAATAGTTGGAATTTTTACAAAAATTGCCGCTAATTCTATAATACCTGTTATAATTTGAACAATAATTGAAATTACTAATGTTACATAAAATATATATTTTGTATCCATATTATTAGAAAAATATTTTAGTTTTATATAATTATTTCTTCCGCGCATTTTGATTCATAATTTATTTCAACAATATCTCTTATTTTACTATTCAAAAAAGGCATTACCATCTTATGAGTTATCGTAATATAAAAGGTAGGGTTTATTATAATTATTTTTTTGAGATTTTTACTAAATTTATTTGAAATTAATTTTGCTAATTCAATAGCAACATTTGTTTGTATTGCGTGTATAAGAGTAAAATCGAAACTGTCAAATATCCAAACCCATTCTTTGTTATCTGGCATTTCACTTAAAACCCCATCATAGTGGTTTACAATTCCGATTACATCATAATATAATATAGCTTTTGATGGACATGTATAATAATATATTATACCTTTTTTTTCAAAAACCTTTGTTAACGAATGACTTGAAGGTAGTATTTTACATAAAGGACATATGTATGGCATTGTTAGATAGTGTGAAAATAATATTTACTTTTGAATTTACAGATTAATGATTTTACACCCTTGAAGATTTAAAATGGGACTTTTTGGTGTTTTTTATCTTTTTTACTTAAATGTAGGGGTTTGGTTGATACTTTTACACCAACTATTTTATAATGTTCTTGACCATCTATATTATCTACTCTTTCTTGATAATCTCTGTATTTTTTAAACCAATCACTCCAATCTCCGTATCGTGAATGATATAAACCTAAACTAGTTGCTAATATATGAACTAATCGTCGCTCATAACTATTTTTACATAATATGACTTTTGTTTCATCATTGTTTTTTATGTTGAGCAATAAATTATAAAAGTATTCTTTCAAAAAAATATTTTCATTTAAAAAATTAACTTCATCATTTGATAAATTGTCAACCATTTTGATTTTTATTATAATATACTCGTGTTAATTTTAAATATTTTTAAATTAAATTAATAGTCCCATTTTAAATCTTCAATGGTGTAAATGCCATAATATATAAACAAACAGCATAAAAATATGTATGTTATGATATATATTAAATGGAATTCATAATAAACATCGATGCTGATACTGAGTTAAATAATGATAAATTTGAATTTGTAGAAGATTATACTAACCGTAAATTTTTACAAAGTGCGTATCGCGCAGTTACCGATTGTAATTTATGGGAATGGATGAAAACATATAACCCTAATTGTAACCTAGGATTTATGCTTGGCAGTCCAAATAACCTAGATATCCTTTACGAAGAAATGAAAAAAGATGAGATTAATGATTATCATTCTGGAGTATCTCATGCGTTTGTAATGCGAACTATGGAATATATAGCAAAAAATGGATATGATAGTTACGCTATGAATTATAAAAAAATAAATTCTAAACAATAAACATAAACATAAATATAAATATAATTACTTGGTTTTTGGTTGTATTTTTGGTAATGAAATACTACTTTTTGTTTTTATTACAGGAAAGAATGAATTTATTAATTTAATGGGTTTGGATATTATTGGAATGTTATTAGATACTGTTTGTTCTGACATATCATCAGATATATCTTCTTCGATAAAAACCTCATCTAAATCGTGAATTTTTGTATCTACCGAATTATTAACTGTAGTAGTAAATGTATGATTAGGTTCAACAGTTGTAGTCGGGTTTGTATTGAATAAAGCTATGTTAGATAATTCATCAGCCCTTTTATTTTTCTCTCTAGGAACGTGATTAAACTCTATATATTTGAATTGTTTTTTTAAGTCATTCGCCTTTTTGTTAAGCTCAATCAAATTATCTGATTTAATTTTAAAAATTCCATTTACCTGATTAATTACTATTTGACTATCTCCAAAAATACTTATTTGGTCTATTTCCATTTTAATCGCTTCTTCTAAGCCGAAAATAAGCGCAGAATATTCGGACTGATTATTTGTTTTTATTCCAATAAATTTACACGCACTGTGTATTTCTATTCCTTTGTTGTAAATAACGATTCCTATACCCGCGAGTCCTGGATTCCCTTTACTACAACCATCAAAATTAAGTGTATAATCACATATTGGATATATTTTTGAATCTGTTGATTTAGTAATTATTTTATTTTTTATTCCAGTAGGAATTTTTATAGTTTTTAATGAACTAGATACTATTTTGCTCATCTTATGTTTTAATAATTTATAATAAACTATATTGTATAAATTATTTCAATTTTTATTTATTTTTATTTTTATTTATTTTTATTATAAAACTATAATAAAAATGTATATCCAAATTCAAAAACTAATAACATTTGGTTTAGCATTATTTACTTCTTCCGTTCTTTGCGACACGGAGTGTCCAGTTGTGTCTTCTATTTCTGATAGAAGAGGAGACATAAATTCATTACGTTTAGTTCAATATAATGTCGAATGGCTTTTCATTGACTATTATAGCAACGCAAATTGTCCCGGAAATGGATGTACATGGAAGTCTGTCGATGATGCGGAAACACATTTGTCTTATGTTTCGAATGTAATTAATGAATTACAACCTGATATTATTAATTTTTGTGAGGTAGAAGGCTGCGACGAATTAAATATGGTTATCAAAACTACAAATTCTAGTTACAAACCATACCTAAAACAGGGAACTGATACTAGCACTGGACAAAATGTAGGTATGCTAACTAAAATAGACCCTATTATTAGTCTGTATCGAACAGAGACACGAGTGTCGTATCCAATTCCTGGTTCTAAATGTGGATATACTGGAAGTCCTGGCAGTTCTGGTGTAAGCAAACATTATATAACTGAGTTTAAGTCAAATGGATATAATATAGCATTTATAGCTGTTCATTTTATTGCGCATCCAACTGATGCCGCAAAGTGTGTTCAAAGGGAAGCACAAGCACAAGTAATTCAATATGTTGTAAGTGATTATATTTCTAAAAAATACGAGGTTATTTTGTTAGGAGATATGAACGATTTTGACGCAGAAATATTAGATATAAATTCAGACAAACCAATTTCTCTCGTGTTAGATATTTTAAAAGGGTTATATGGAGAGAAAAAAGGAATGTATACCTTAACAAATGTAGCCTCTAGAATTAACCAAAATGAACGATTTAGTGATTGGTGGGATTCAGATAATAACTGTGATACTAGTTCACAAAATGACTATTCCATGATAGACCATATTCTAACAACAAGTGGAATAAATAGCAAAATTGTAAATGCTTTTATATATCACGAATACAGAGAATATTGTGGTAAATGGAACTCAGACCACTATCCAGTTGTTATAGATTTTGTTTTTTAAATATATTCACACACAATTGCTACAAATTCCTTATTTTCGTTTACCACTATTTTAAATGGTTTGCTACAACCGTAAATCATATTGTTTATTAATAAGTTATCACATTCATCTTTTGAAGCATGAGGGTTTATTTGCTGGTAATTATTTTTTAGAGTTCCGTGTCTAAAAATACGGCAATTTAATTTTTCAACTAAAACAGGAGCATTACAATGAGGACATTCTACTACAATGTCTGAACTAATTTCAAGTGTTTCACTCATATATACTTACACTCTTGTAGAAAAAAATATTATAATAATGTTATTATAATATTTTATGTTTTATAATTTATATTTTATTATAATAATTTACAATTTTAATTTATAATTTTAATTTATTGTGTTATTGTGATTTATAAAGACGTTAATTTCTTGAATCCACCCTTCTAAAATATTGGTATTTTCAAATATATCTACATTTCCATTTAATACCATTTGTCTTGCTTGTAATCCCACATCTGGGTCTAAAAAGTTCTCGTGATATATATGACAGTCTTCTAAATATTTCAATGGTATTACTTCTTCACCAACTCGCGCACGTTTGTGAATCCTTTCGTGACATTTTTTTGGAGCTGTTTTAATATATATTACATTATTTACAGGATAATCATTTATAAAGGTATCAAACAAATTCAAATAAATTTGGTGCTCAACTGATTCCATTTCCGTTTTATCTGCCAACATTTTGGCAAATACTTCCTTGTCTGTATGTAAACATCTTTCCGTAATAATAGTTATTTTTTTACCCTTGTTATCCTCTATCGCTTTTTTCAAAATAGCTAATCTTGTTGACAAAGCCATTATTTGAAATTGGAACGCATAGTTTTTACTAGTTATACAGTCTTTGTTTTTATTTTTATAAAATAATTGTAACATTGTTTCACCTTGCTTATTTTTAATTTTTTCCCATAAACCAACAGGTTCTTCTAAAAATATTATATTCGAATTATTAGCATATACCTTTCTTAACTCCTCAAACAATGTCGACTTTCCTGAACCAATGTTTCCTTCAATTGAATATATTTCAAAATTATTTGCCGACATTTTTACTTAATTAATTTATTTGATTAAATTGCCTTTAACTTATTTATTTTGATTTCAGTTATATTGTCTTATTTTGTTTCAATTTTATTTTTATTTTTATTTAATATTTTATAATTACTTACACGAATATTATTACTGAATGTAACTTCTTATTTGCTGTATTTTGTCATTTTTAAAATTATAATAACAAATTTCAAATTTATTCATATAACTCCAAGAGAAATCAAATACCAATCCCATATTTTGTGTATTTTCAAACTTAACATCTAAATAAAATTCTTCTCCATCCCTTACAGATTTTTCTATTTGTTCTTGTCTCTTATGTAAAAACCTGTCTATTATTTTATATCTTTCATCATATTTATGTATTATATTTACAAAAATTCCCTTCTTAGGGATGTATTTTATTCTTCCATCGTATCTAAAAATTATATCTAACAAATGATTTGGAATATATGGTGATTTTTTCATCTACTAAGTATTATTATTTTATATATCTAAGTTTATATATTTGTAACTAACCTATTTTATATTTTACATTTTACAATTTACATTTTATATTTCCTCGTTACGGCATTATAGCTCGGAAAACGACGATTAAATATATACGTATATAATTACGAGTTTTGAATGATTACATAAACAAAATAAAAATAAAAATAAAAATAAAATTGAATTTAAAACTATTTAGAGAAATAACAACATAGTATATACAAAGTCTCACACAGTTATCAAACTAGCAATATGAATCTTAACCAGCTCAAATTATCTAAATCTGAATGGGAATCTATTGAAATTCCTGTTTCAGAATCAGAAATTAAAATATTAAAATTAATAACAAACGGATATTCCGATGTTAATATTAAATATAATGAAACGAATTCGTTATTTTCGTTTTTAAAAATTGAATACAGTTCGCAGTTAGAAGAATTCTTATATATAAAGCATTTTGCTGATAAAATTAAACAACTTGTTAATAAATATAATCTTACATTTATACGATTTTCAAATGACAACAACAAAATTAACAGAAATGAAAATACTGATTCAAATGAAAGTGGTCAGTCCAAAATTTGTTATATAAAATTATGCTCAATCGTTAAATTAAAAAGCACAGAACAAATTCGTCTTGGACGTTCAGAATTAATTAATGAAGAAACTAGTGAAATATATGAATTTGTATTGTATAAACAGCTCGAAAAACTGTTACATTTTAAATCGGTAAATAACGTTATTTGGCTAATGTATTATTATACACTCACTAAATTAATGGGTAATAATATTGATAAGGTTAACACCTTTTTAAAAAAAATTATTACTGCTGTATTAGAGAATTTTGAAAATGAAGTTGATTTACAATCCATTATTCGTAACTCATATGAATATATTGAAAAAAATAATAATCTACTTAAATACGGTGATTTACAGTTATACGAACATCAAAAAACAATTTTCACTGCTGTTAAAAATGTAAACCCTAAATTGATTTTGTATATTGCTCCTACTGGAACAGGAAAAACATTAACACCACTCGGATTATCTGAAGGCAACAAAATAATATTCGTTTGTGCCGCACGTCACGTCGGTATTGCTTTAGCTCGAGCAGCTGTTTCCATAAGCAAAAAAGTAGCATTCGCATTTGGTTGTTCTAGTGCGTCTGACATTCGTCTTCATTATTTTGCGGCCAAAGAATACACCCGCGACAAACGCAGCGGTAGAATTCGAAAGGTTGATAATTCGGTTGGTGATAAAGTTGAAATTATTATTTGTGATATTCGCTCATATTTGCCAGCAATGTATTATATGACAGCCTTCAATAAACCTGAAGAAATTATTACTTATTGGGATGAACCTACAATTACAATGGATTACGACAATCATGAGCTTCATCGTATAATTAAGAGAAATTGGAAAAATAATATTATACCTAATGTTGTGTTATCATCCGCTACATTACCAAAACTTCATGAATTAACTCAAACAATTTCCGATTTTACTACTAAATTTTCAAATTATAAATATCTTACAGCACTTGATAATAATACGATTACTTCGATTATTAAACAGCCTCAAATATATAATATTGTTAGTCACGATTGTCGTAAAACTATTCCAATTTTAAATAATAATGGATATATCGTAATGCCTCATTACCTTAGCGAAAATTATGCCGAATTAATGACTATTGTAGAACAATGTGAAGATAATTTAACATTATTGCGATATTTTGATTTACAAGAATCGTCGCATTTTATATTGTTTGTCGAAGAACATGAATACATTAAAACTGCTGCAAGATTTAACAGGAATTTTGCGAATATTCATGACATTTCAATGCAAAGTATTAAATTACATTATCTAAAAACATTGAAAAATGTAAAGCCTTCTGATTGGCCAGCAATTTATTTGTATTTTAATAGTAATCGACGTCAGAAAATTCAACCAAATAATACGATTGACCCGAAAGGACAAAAAATTATACACTCTTCTAGCATTGGTCCTGGCGTAACTGGTCCTAAGCCTGGTGCTGAATTAACCAGAACCACTAGCCAACATATTCCTGTTCCTATTCAATTAAATGGGGCTCAACCAAATCAAAATCAAAACGGCAGTAGTGCCATTTATGTTACGACCAAAGACGCGTATACACTGACCGATGGACCTACTATATTTCTGGCTACAGATGTTACAAAGGTTGCTAAATTTTGTATTCAACAAGCAAATATACCTGCTTCTGTTATGAAAGAAATACAAGACAAGATTGACTACAATAATGTTATCAATGAAAAAATAAATACATTAGAACTTGATTTAGAAGATATACAAGAGAAAATGATAAACAAAATCGGCTCAGGAGCAGCTGGAAGTAAAGAAAGCAAGAAAAAGGAAAAAATAGCGTGTGAAAAAATGGACAAAACTACAGACAAAGAAGTTGTAAAATTAAATGGCCAATTGACTTTGCTAAGACAAATGATTAAAAATGCCACGTTAAATGATTTGTTTGTTCCTAATAAATTAGCTCATAAAAATAAATGGGCAGATGGTATTTCAAATCATAATTCATTTACTAGCAATGTAGACGAAGATGACATATTATCTATTATGATGTTAAATGACGTAGATGATAGTTGGAAAATATTATTGTTGCTTGGAATTGGTGTGTTTACTGAGCATAAAAGTAGTGCTTACACAGAAATAATGAAACGACTTGCTGATACTCAAAAGTTGTATTTGATTATAGCCGATAGCGATTATATTTATGGAACAAATTATCAATTTTGTCACGGCTACTTAAGCAAAGATTTGGTATTAACTCAAGAGAAAATTATACAAGCACTTGGACGTATTGGACGCAATAATATTCAACAAGAATATAGTGCTCGTTTTAGAGATGATTCACATATTAAATTATTGTTTGAGAAAATTGATTCCAATCGAAAACCAGAAGTAATTAATATGAATATACTATTTAATAGTAAAAAAGTAATTTGGGAGAATAATGATTTTGTTGAAGTTCAGGATGAACCCGAAAAAGATGATGAAAAAATAGAAAATACCAATGTTTCCAGCGAAGATGATGTATCTGATGATGAAGATGATATGGAAACAATTGAAGTCCCAGATGATGACGATAATTAATTATTAAATATAAAATAAAATAAACAAACAATCATTCAAATAACTACTTATTATATTTTTTATTTTGTATAATAAATATAATAAAATAATACTATAAATTCATTTTTTCCTTCATTTGCGCAATGACCTCATCTAATCCCGAATTAAAATCTTTCTCTATTACCCATCCCAAGTCTTTCAATTTTTGATTACTAATATAATATCTCTTATCATTAAATGGTCTGTCTTCTATATAACATATCCATTCATTTGTCTCTTGTGGGTCTTGTATTTTGTTAATCAAAATTTCAGCCACTTGAGAAACTGTATATTCGTGATGGTCATCGCTTCCAATATTATATATTTCACCGATTATTCCATTTTCTAATATTAATTTTAACGCACTACAAACATCCAATACATGTAAAAATGCTCTAACATTTGTTCCATCACCTTGTATTGTCACTTTTTTATTGTTCAATAATAGTTCAACAAAACGAGGTATCAATTTCTCTGGATATTGATTCGGGCCATATACATTGTTACCTCTTGTAATTATAATCGGCATATTAAATGAATGATAATATGATTTTGCTATTAATTCAGCCGCTGCTTTTGTTGCCGCATATGGATTCGTTGGACAAAGTATAGAATTTTCGTTTTTCTTTTCTTCATTTTCAATTAACATTGACTCACCATATACTTCATCTGTAGAAATATGAATAAAACGTTGTATCTTACCATATTTACGACATGCTTCTAATAAAGTATGAGTTCCAACTGTATTATCCGTCGTATACTGTAACGCATTATCAAATGAATTTTGGACATGGGATTGTGCCGCAAAGTGAATAACTGTATCTATTTTATAAAATAACAAAATATTTGCTAACAAATCAAATGAACATAAATTCCCCTTTACAAAATGATATCTATCCGAAGTTCTAATATTTTCCATAACATTTCCTTCTGAAGCACAGTAATACATAGCATCTATATTCACAATAGTCGCTTCGGGATTTGCTGTAAAATAGTAATTGATAAAATTGGAACCTATAAATCCACAACCACCTGTTACTAATAATCGCATCAATAAATATATTATTATACTTTCTCTTTTTTAAGTATTAATATTATTTATTATTTATAATATTAATAAAATACTTAGAGCCTATCCAACCATTGGAACCAAATACTAAAACAACTTGACTAGACATTTGAATACTATTTATTAATAATTTGTGTTTAAGTGTTTTATTATAAAATTAGTATTTGAAGATTTTGGAGAGATTTAGAAGAACGCGTATTTGAAATAAGTTTATATTACAAACATTTAAGCTTAGCACCTATAGACTTAAAATAGTATCCATTATACATTACATTTTTATTTAATGCTTTTTCCAATGTTTTATCACTTATATGGAGAGACTTTATACAATCATACTTACATATAAATTCTTGAATTAGGTTATTTTGAGAATCATATTGTCCAACACCATTTTTATATAATATTGGCTCTTTATTATTATTTTTTGATATAAATTCTTGTTTTATTTGCTCTTCGCAACTATCATACAATACATAATAATGTCCGTTTGCTATTGTATAATTTTTTACTGGGTTATCTAATGCGGATGAAGATACATAACCGTTTTCGGTAGCTGCTGTTTTTCTATCCAAATAAACATTTATTATTTCTGTTTTTTCAGAATTTAGTTTTGCTATGTAACCGATGTTTTGTTCTCTTGTTATCTTAGTTGGTTTAATATTTACTATAATATTAGGGTCTAAATTTCTCTCTACTAATAACCAACGGAATCCACAATAAATCGTATTTTCTTGAATCGCCTTATTTATACTTGGTCTTTTAATTTCCTTATTTTCATTCATTACTTCTGTTACAGATTCATATACTTTAATAAGTTGTAATGTTTCGGGATTAATTTTCTGAAGTCTTGGTCCCAGAGTTGGTAGTTGTTGATTAAATCCAGTTGTAACTTTTATTTGTTGTGAATTTAATTTATTCAATATTTCTTGGTTCGATTTTTCAATATTAACTATTTTTGTATTAAGTGTATTTACCATTTTTAAGAGTTCCTTTATATTTTCATTATCCAAATTATTTTGATTTGTCTGAAGTTTATATTGTAATAATTCATTTTCTTTTAGTAGTTCACTTACTCTATAATTATAAGTTTGAATATTGTCATCAACAATTTTTAATAACATTTGATATGTCAAATTTTTGCCAATAAAAAATAATTCGGTTTCTTTTTCATGACCAACTAAATCATTTACTTTATTATGTCTTATATCTTTATGATTGTGTAAAAAACCTTCAAAATCTTTGCTTTTGTCTACAGAAAAACAGTTCAACAATATACATTCATCATAATTTGTTTTATGTTCATTATATCTATTATGTATTCCCTTTGTGCTATGTCCTATTTTAACAATATATTGTCCGTTTTCAAATGTTTTTACTTTAATTATATAAACTAATGAACCAGAATGACCATATTCTTTTAATAAAAACTTTTCATTATCTAATGTTTTTTGTTTAATTAATTTTTGTTCTGTTTCTTTGTTTTTTGTGTCCTCTATTTGAGTTAACTCAACTTTGGTTTGTTCTAATTGTTTTTGTAAATCACTACTTTCTTCTTGTAAAACTTCTTGTAATATTTCTTCCATTTTTATATAATATTCGTGTATTTCATTTGCTTTTTCTGTTTCAGTTTTAATACAAAATAGTTTAAATGTTTTAATTGTCATTTTAATTATTTCTTTATTATGACCTCCTCTTGTGCCAGTTTTTGCTCCTGAAGTAAAGTTTGTTTTTTTTTGCTCCTCCGTATTGAGGAGCAAAACTTTGTAATCTTTATTAACAATAAAATATTTTTCTAATAGTCTTTTCGCATTAAATTTTTGACTAAATCCCAACCACTGCCAAACATTATCTAAATCAATGATAAAATCATTCTTAGTGTCATACTTTAAATAACAATAAAAACTTGATAAAAATAATTGCTGTTCATAATTAGTAAAATGATTTTTGACTTTTTCAACCAATTTGCTCTGATAATCACCTGAAAACTTGGTGATTGGATTGCTTTCAATGAGATTTACAATATCTACGCTCATTTTAATATGTATATACTATGGACATGTCTCTATATTGTTTTTTGCTTTAATAATTAAAAAGCAATATTTATACTAAACCATATTATTTTCATTATCATATTTTTCTTTAATTTTTTCATTTAATATTTCTAATTGTTCTTGTAAATCATATTCATATGGTAATACCATTTTTAAATTTAAACGTTTGTCATCTACTCTTTTTTCAAATACTAAATGTTGTTTATCTCTCATATTAACCAAAGAAACATATTTTGGTAGTTGTGCTTCTTTTTTTACCGGATAAATATCATTTTCCAAATCATCTACCACCTTATTTGCTTGGTCTAGCTTATCTTGAATAGATACCTTTTCTGATTTAGTTGTAATCCATATTTTATCTAATTTTGGATGTTTTTCTACCTTGAAAAACTCTCTTTTTTTTGTATGTTCTTTATCTAACCATTCGTGATAGTAAACAACATGTTTTTTCATCATTTCCTGTGTAATTCCTTCAGGAAGGTCCTTGGCACTTTTTTTTCTTTCTCTCTTTGTTCCATCTTTTATTCCTTTTGAATTTTGTTCTTGTTCTTTTCTTGTAGCAATTCTTAAATTATCCAATGTATTATTTAATGGGTCTTGGTCTATATGGTCTACACTAATTATTTTTGTTCCTTTGCCATTACCATAACAATCTGTTATAATTTGATGTATATATAATTCGAAACTTCCCATTATATAACCATTATGTAATTTAAACCAGCTAATTTTTTTCCCATTATTAAAATTAACTTCAAAATTTAATATTTTTTTATAACTCTCAGGACAAAGTTTACAAATAGTATCTTTTTCACAATACATTAATATATATTCTTTACCATTTTCACTTACTTTCCATAAAGGATTCTTCATTACATTAGCATATTGACCCAATGACAAATAATGTCCAGGTGTATATTCTATTATTTCATATTTTTCAGAGACAATTTTATGATAAAAATGGTAAATTTCTACATTATTTCTTCGTAAATCAAATTTATTATCATTTTTAAATTTATAATAAATAGTTTCTTGATTATAATTAAATATAAAATCTAAATAATTAAATCGTTTGTAATTATAACAATATGATGGGTAAGTATCAATATCGTTTACAAATACAAAATTTTTATTAAAATTTATAATTCTATCTTTATCATTCAAATCAAGTAAATATGTTTTGTTATTGTATTCAATAATACCACACATTAATTCTTCGTTTGTCGAATATTTAGGTTTCATTTTTGATAATGTGTTATCTAACTCAAAATATGAATCAATTTTATTAATATTCATATTATGATATTATTTGTAATATAATCTTTAAGTAGTTTTGGGTTATAAATAATAAAATATAATTGTATATATTTTTGAAATATACCCAAGCCGCTCAATTTGAGTATGCTAATCCCCCCATACCGCTCATAATTCTTAGCACGTTATAGTTGGTGGCATAGACACGTACCTTAGCAGTCTTGGTGCCCTCAACGGTGGCGTTGGAGAGAACAAGCTGAAGAGTTGCGTTATCAATGCGGGAGAAGTTGCAAGTGCCTGAGGGTTGGTGTTCCTCAGGGCGAAGAGCAAAGGAATACACGTTAATACCTTCATCAGGGCATCGGGTGTGGGCTTGGTAAGGTTGAACCCAGCTGAAGTAAGAACCTTCACGCTCAGAGAATCTATCTTGGCCGTTAAGTTGTAACTTGGCAGTCACAACGGGGTTTTGGCCCCAGCAGTGGAGGTCCAAAGAGGACTCAGTCAACACAAAGGTGCCGGCATCAGACACAAGGGAACCATCATTGTGGCCATTGGACAAGTCCTTCAATTGAGCAAGGATATCAGCAGACAATCCAGAGTTAGGATTTTGGGGAACAGCTGGGCCTCCGAAGTTAACCTCATTGTAGGGGTTCTGGGCTCCGTGCCAGTATCCAGTGAAATTAGCAGGAAGAGCATAGTCAAGAGCACCAGCATCATCGAAAAGACCACGGGCATCAATGTAGTTGTTCTTTCCACCAACAGCCATGGGTCCTCCGAAAGCATGGATAGCATTGGGAAGAGCATCAATGGCATCAGTGTAGTTGAAGGGTTGGGCACCAAGCACCTTGAACAAAAGAGCATCGCAAACAAGAGATGAGCAATAGTCAACGTTTTGGTCAGGTTGGACAACCCAAACCAACTCCTTCACGGGGTGGTTGAAGTTCAACTTAATCTTGTTGCTGGAAGAACCAACAGACTCATCACCAGTGAATTGAAGCTGGGTAATCAAATACTCATGGGGATTCTGGGCGAATCTTCGGCGCTCATCAGTGTCCAAGAAGATGTAGTCAACATACAAAGAGGCAGCCACCAAGGATTGATTGTAGGCAATGGCAGCAGGGACAGGGCGTCCGGGAACGAATTGGTTAGCAGCAGTAACAGGAACATTGTTTGCTTGGGCACCAGAGTTGCAGCTCAAGGTGGTAACAGCCCACAAGCACTCATCAATAGGACGAATGTCAAGGTTAATCTTGACCTCATGGTATTGAAGAGCAATCAAGGGAAGAGCAAGACCGGGGTTTGTGCAAAACCAGAATTGAAGGGGCACGTACAATGTTGTCTCAGGAAGAGCATTGCGGGGTGCGCACACTTGGCGGGGAGCCAAAGAGTCGCAAGGACCATCGACCTCAGCGAAAGAAGGGTCAGTGATGAAGGTAAGCTGGGTTGTGTTACCAATCATCTTGAAGTATCCGCGTTGTTGCTCAGCAGTCATTGTGAGCTGGTTCCAGATGTGCATCCAGTCACCATATTGACGGTCAATTCTTTGACCTCCGATTTCAACCTCAACTTGAGCAATCAATTGCTCACCGGGGAAATCTAACCAACGGGCATAAACACCGGAACCAACGCCAACGGCGAAGGAAGCAACACCCATAAGTTGGTTAATCTCAGGAAGAGTAACCTGAAGATATGTGCGGTAAGCCAAATCACCATTTCGGCTGATAACGCACTGAACACGACGACCGAAATCAGCCTGTCCATTGAAAGTTTGCTCGATTGATTCAATAGCAAAGTTTGTGTAACGTCTGTATGTCACCTTCCAAAAGGTGATTTGAGGATTTCCTGTACATTTCCTCTACCTTATTTTTCAATAAGGATTAGACTATATCTTAAAGTGAATCTATATTTGCTTTAATTTCAGCAAGTTCTTTATTTAATATAAATTCACTCGAAAACCATTTAGTCGTTGAACCTTCTTCTTTAAATTTTTCTAATTTACTTAAAACACTATTTATTTGTTCCATATCTATTTTTTTTTTAGAAGAGTTAAATTTAAGTGTTACTGGCATCATATTTGACCAGTTACAGCATTTAAATTTTTCCTCTTCCACAATCAAATTAAATTTACAAACAGGTATAATATGGTCAATTGACCAATATGAACCATAATTATCCCAATTCATTTCATTTGTGAAGTTGTATTCAAACCATTCTCTTAAATACTGAATATTACATCCAATATAATTCATTGTTGAATCATTTTTTACCAAAACTGTTCTTAAACGTGCTGCTAAAGATTTTTTTATTCTATAATTCATATTTGTATTTTGTTCTTTTTTACACCATTCCGTTTTTTGTTCTGTTAAAAATTTAGGGTAACAAGAAATACAAATCTTTTTTTTATAAAATTTCTTCAATTTTGAAAAGTTATTTAATGTCTTTTCTTCTTGACATTTTTCACATTTCGCAATTGTATTCTCAGCTTTTTTCTTTCTTAAATTTTTCTTTCTTGTTTTGTCTAATTCGTTTAAACATTTTTTACATGTTTTTCCAAATTTATCTTCACTGTATTTTCTGTAATTGTTTATTGGATAATTTGTTTCACATTTGTCACATATCTTATTATCATTTTCGCAAGACATTTATTTATATGTTGTGTTTGTATTTTATATTTAGATTGTTTTGTTTTAATTAGTATTATTTAAAGAAGCTTGGATGCTCATTGCCCATTTCTTTGAAATATCAGTTCAAATCATCTTATTCATTTTTACTATACCCAAGGTCTTTGTCTTGGCCGCAATTTTCTCACGAAAATTGTTTAGTAGAATAAGTTTTAGGGGTTTCAAGCAGTTTGATTTTCTTACCAGGGTTTTTCATTTGAAAAATTTCTATGTTTTCAAATCCCTGATTAACATCAGTGGTCCTAAATTGGGTCCACAAAAGGCTTTATGAATATCTTATTTTTTCGATATTCCCTGATGTTTTTCTACCCTACAGGCTTTTAAGGTAAACGTCTTGAGCTCCGTAAGCGACTAGTTGCATTAAACCACCTCCCATTTTATATAATATTGCTAAAGAAAAAATTTTCCTAAAATTGTTTTTAATTCAAAAAATATAAATATTACTTTACCTACATTTTATGATAATATATTATTTATGTTTATATTGTCCTTCATAAATATGGATAAATAATCCTCGTTAAATATTTCTTTTTTACCTTCATGGTTTTTCGTAAAAATATATGAATCTTGACGTTTTTTAATAGCCCACCCATTGTCTAAAGCATTATACAAGAAGACCATTTTTTGAAATTTCATTTTATCTACTTCTAACTTATCCCCATCTTTTTCTATTTTTATCGACATATCCATTTTATTTTATTTACATTAACATTTGAAACTAATATTTTTCTTTAAACTTGTCTAATATATATTTTTTAAAAATATCGAATTAAACAATATTTTGTTCTTTATTATATAAGTTAATGCCTAGCTTTAAGCCTAAAACTACTAAAAAATTTAAAGTTTCTAAAAAGTATACCGCCACATTAGACGGCAAACATAAAGAATTTATTAATGAATTTACTAAAAATGAAACCGAAACTATACCTACACTAAAATTAGAGAGAAAGCAATTGAAAAAAATGCTTCTAGATAATTCTCAACTTCAAATTGAACAAGTTATGGATATAAAGGATAGAATAAAAGAAATAACTGAAACCATCAAAGACCTTCAAAACCAGAAAAAGAAATACTTACTTGATAACTCTAAATATGTTTTTGAATATTTTGAAAATAAAAAAAATATTACAAACACAGAGACTAATACTAGTTCTACTGAGCCTAAAGCTAAACAAACAAATACAACTAAAAATCAATTGTTAATTAATTTTTTTAAAATACAAAATCCGGTTTCTGAAAAAGATTGTCTAGAGAAAAGTATTGAAAAAGGAACTAGCGAAAATGCCAATAAAAACATTGTTCAAAAATATTTGTGTAATATCGATGAAACATTTCTCGATATGAATTCTTTTGTTAATTCTACTGATATATGTCAACATTGTTATAAGGGTGAATTAATCCCCCTTGATGACGAAGGTGTCTTAATATGTAATATGTGTGCTGTTAATATACCATATTTGATAGAAAATGAAAAACCGTCTTACAAAGAGCCACCTAAAGAAGTTTGCTTTTATGCTTACAAAAAAATTAATCATTTTAAAGAAATTCTTGCTCAATTCCAAGGTAAAGAAACTACTCAAATTCCGGATGATGTTATTGAACAAATTCAAATGCAAATTAAAAAAGAGCGCATCTCTTTAGACCAATTAAATCATTACAAAACAAAAGAAATTCTAAAAAAATTAGGATTTAATAAATATTACGAACATATAGCATTTATTAAAAATAAATTGGGAATTAAGCCTCCCATTTTTAGCCCTGAATTAGAAGAAACACTTTGTAACCTTTTTATGGAAACACAAGCACCGTATGCTAAAACTTGCCCTGATTATCGTGTAAATTTTTTAAATTATTATTATGTATTATTTAAATTTTGTGAGTTATTAGGAGAAGAACAATTTTTAGATAGTATTCCTCTGTTAAAAGACCGAGAAAAACTTATCGAACAAGATGAGACATGGAAAAAAATGTGTATTGAATTAAACTGGGAATTTATACCTACAGTATAATTATAATATCTATCGTTTAGCTCTTGCTTTTCTTGATTTATTTAATTCGCTCATCCTCATTTTGCTTTTACTTTTATTTGTAGAACTCATTAATTCACTCATTCTCATTTTTCCCTTGCTAGAACCTAATTCATCTAAATTCATTTTCCCCTTGCTAGAACCTAATTCTTCTAAAACCATTCTACCTTTGGTAGAACCTAACTCACTCAATCTCATCGCTCCTTTAGAAACGGATTCTCCTAATTCACTTAAACGCATTGCTCCTTTAGAAGCACTTGATTCTAAATCCTCTAAAACCATTTTACCCTTGCTAGAACCAAGCTCGCTCAATCTCATCGCTCCTTTAGAAGCAGATTCACCTAGTTCGCTCAATCTCATGGTTCCCTTAGAGATAGGTTCACCTAGTTCACTTAAAACCATTTTACCCTTGCTAGAACCTAACTCACTCAAACGCATTGCTCCTTTAGATGCGGAACTTCCTAAATCACTTAAACGCATAAGGCTGCGAGATTTACTTCTTGATGGTCCCATTCCCCTTTTATTTACCCTTCTTGTATGCTTTCTAGTTTTTCTCTTGTATGTCATTATAATATAAACAAATATTTATTCATATTATAATTTGTTTATATTACACCCGATAATTAAAATATTTTACTATCTACAATTATTTATATTTTATGAATTACTTAAAGTGCTACACCAGAAAGCTTGAGTCCAAGTCCAAGCCCGGTTCCTTGTCTGGCACTTACACCCATGCTAGGAATGTATGTATCCAAAATGGCGAAAGTAGCAGCAGCTGTCAAAGCAAGAGCACCAATTTCCTCCAAGTTCAAAGAGCGCTTAGGGATGGCAAAAGCAGCAATTGCCACCATCAAACCTTCCACTAAATACTTAATTATTCTCTTAACGAGTTCAGACACGTCAAACATTTGCATCATATCTTATATTAAATAATAAGAAAAGAATTATTTTATTTATCTATTTATTTGAATAAATGACATCAAATATTTACAACAAGAGAGAAAATTAAATAATTAAATAAAATATTATTTATTTAAATTTAAACTTAAAACGAACTAACTAAATAATATTATACTACAATGAGCGGAAAGTCAAAATCTAATTTATCCAAGAAGCAGGGTTTCGAAAAAAGACAAAACAAGGACGGCAGTCCAAATCCTAAGTATGTTGATTTACTTGAGGTTGATAAACCTATTGCTGGTCAATCATTCGGTTGCTTTTCTTTTATAACTCCTGAGAAAATCCTAAAACAAAAGGAAATGTTCTTCTTTGAAGAATTCCTAAAGAGATGGGAGTTTTCCAAATCAATGGAAAAATTTCATCAATTTATTAATTTCATGTCCTACAAGTATAAATTGTCCTTTGAGGATGTGATGAAGGATTATGAAGGATTCGTCAAAGAAGAAAGAGACAATATTATCAGTTCTTCTATCGAGGATGATTACAAGAATTTTTTAGATAAGGAGGAAGATGAGCTCGAAAAGCAATTCAATATTAAGTTTAATTTCCAAACCTCTGTTCGTGGATTCAAGGCACGTGGTCACTTTGCTTCACAAGAGGAAGCTGAAATGCGTGCTAAATTGTTGAGAGAGACGGACCCCAGTTTCGATGTTTTTGTCGGACCTGTTGGAACGTGGTTGCCATGGGACCCTGAAGCATACAAAACTGGAAGAGTCGAGTATATGGAAGAAGAGCTTAATCAACTTGCTCAGGAAAAACAAAAGAATGAATCTGCCGCAAAGAACGCATTTGAAGCCCGTGTTAAGGAGACAAAGCAAAAGGCAATTGATGAAAATAAAAAGAATGCGGAGAAACATGGTAACCCATTGACTCAAGATATTGATGAGGATGGTAATTTAATCGGTGTTAGCACACAAGAGAAAAGCTTGGCTAATGCGGAATCCATCTCTGTTGCTGATATTCGTAGTGAATTGTTTGAGGGTGATAATGTTGTCACTGGAAAGACAGATTACGGACGTTCTGAACTCGTTAGCGGCCCTTTTGTCATCAAGGAGAAAACAGACGATGTGTAAAACTGTAAAATACAAATAAAGCAATTGAATAAATAAAAATAAAATGATAAATAACAATACTATTTATCATTTACACCCAAAAAACTAATATGTATCATCAGAACACCATTTGTCAATAATATCCATATAATTATTATCATTATTCAATAACTTTGATAAATTTTCTGGTGAGTATTTTTGTTTTGTCTTTTTCTCTCTTATGTTTATCCACAACCACTTTCGAAATAGTTCCTTAAACTTTAAACTATAATATAAGAACCTAAATTTATCTATCCTTTCAATTATCCTTTTAATACATTCCAAATTTTCATTACTATAAATCATGATAGTTTGTATATTTTTCGGTAAAAAAGGTGTGTAAATTAAATTTTTGTTATTGTAACAAGATAATTTTATCAAATTATCAGAAATTAATGGCAGTGTTTTTAAAATATTGCTTTCGCAATGAAGATATTCTAAATTATCTGGTAACCCTGAGGGCAATATTCTAAGTATATTACCATAGCAATTCAATAATACCAAGCTGTTTGGTAAAGGAGGTAAACGACTTAGTTTATTCGCACCACAGTCTAATATTTGTAAAGTTTGAGGTAATGATGGCAAACGAGTTAATTCATTATGTTGACATTCTAACGAATCTAAATTGTCAGGTAGCTTAGGTAAAAATGATATACTATTACCCGCACACGAAAATGTATATAAATTATTTGGTAGTTCAGGAAGAACTACTATATGGTTAAATTTACAACATAACGAATGTAATTTTTCTGGTAGTTCAGGAAGACTTGTTAGTTCATTGAATTCGCAATGTATCGTTTCAATCGAATCAGGCAGTGTCGGCAATTTTACTATTTTGTTATTCATACATAGCAACACTTTTAATGATGGAGGCAATGGAGGAATTACTGTAATTTTATTATAACTACAGTATAATTCTATTAATGAGTTAGGCAGTTCCGGAAGTCTTGATAGCATATTTTCTCCGCACGAAAGCACGTTTAAAGTTCTAGGCAATAATGGTAGTTCCTTGATTTGATTTTTAAAACACGAAAGCACTTCTAAGTTTGGCGGCAATCGAGGCAAACTTTTTATTGAATTTTCGTGACACTCTAAAATTACCAATGTATCAGGTAATTCTGGAAGGCTTGTCAGTAAATTATTGTTACAATATAGCCTTAATAAATTTTTAAAATCTAGTAATTTGGGCAAACTACGTATATTTTCATATTGTATATCAATAACTTCAATATTTTCAATATCATCATAAATATCTAATAAAAAATTATAATTATTGCTCGACATTTGTATTCAGAATGGGTTTACTTATAGTCTTACATAGTTTATAAATATGTATTTATATAGTTACGTAAATACATATTTGTTTATATTGTTTATGGTCTTGCTTATTTTACTGTCTGAATGCGATAAAAATAATCATTAAACGTTACGTTATTTTTTATGCTTCTGGACATTTTTGCTGCCGAAATATTTTCGGAAACTGCTGCCTTTGCGATTGAATCCCACGTATCTAAAATATATCCAGTAGACAATTCAATCTTTTCTACTTTTTTCCCTGTTGTCGAAACCACATTTTTGACATATTCCTTGTTTTTTAACGAGATTCCGTAATATCCGTCATTTGATACAATATTCGACCATACAACAGACTTAATAACGTATTCACAATTTTTTAAGTATTCTTTCAATTCATTAATGTTAACATCTGTAACCTCTTTATTTAATTTTTGATTCCATTGTTTGTATTCTTCAAATAAAACAGAATTCAATATTTTACCACTCGGAGAAAAATTACACGATTGAAATAAAAATGTCTCTATATCGTTTCCTACAAATTGTTTTTTATATTCAATGGGTTTTATTTTAACACCTACGTATCCATATACAACATTTGTAGAATCTTGCTTCGTTAGTCTCGCGCGTCTAAATCTGGTTTCTAAATATTGTTTAAATGTATGAAATATTTCCTTTTGAGGTTTTGTTCTTAACCATATGCGAAATTGACCTTCTATATTTGTAGATGTTTCTTCGACATCATATCTTACCAGACACATTGTATCAATAAATTCGTTAAATTTTGTTACAAGTTCAATTGGTATTGACGGATGTTGATAGACAAATTGATTATCCGCATTAGTAATTGCGGATATAGATTTATTCAATATTTGTGGCGATAACTGTTCTTTTAATTCTTCATTCTCTTTTTCGAGTTCTCTAACCCTTGTTTCCAGATATTCATTTTGTTTCAACAATTTATTGAAATTATCTATGTTATATATTTTTGAATTAATAATATCTTTTATATATTGTACCAATTTGTCAGTTGTAAAATTACTTGTATCATACGCAATTAGTTCCTTTCTGATTTGTCCCTTTATTTCGACGTTACGAATTTGTCTTCTTATTTTGTTTGATGTTTTAATTAATCCCTCTATTTCTGTCTTATTTTGAACACGAAATGCTGTAATTAAAATAAAATTATCATATATTTTACGATGGTCATTTACTCTTGTGGCTAAATTATTAGTTTGTCCAAATTTAATTAATTTTTCATTTGCTTCATTTGTATTATCAATATATCCAATATAAATACACTCGGTATTTAATGGAAACTGATTGATTATAGCTTGTTCTACAGATTTCAAACTGTCCCTTTTAATTTTTTCAGAATCTTCTTTAATTTCTAAAATAATATTATCTTTTTGTTCTAATTGTAATCTTAATTCATCTGTTTCTTCTTCCACTATTTCATGAAGTGTTTCTTCCAGTTTTATATAATATTCGTGTATCTCAGCTGCTTTTTTTGTTTGCGCTTTTAAACAAAGGGATTTGAAACATTTGATAGTCAGTAAAATAGTTTGTTTATTATGACCACCCCATTTTTCTTCATTAGAAGTTGATTTACATTTTGGTTCTTTATTTCCACTTGCTTTGGAACAACCCAAAGCAAGTTTATAATCAATTTCGACGATAAAATGTTTTTCTAATAATCTTTTAGCATCTATTTTTTGACTAAATCCCAACCACTTCCACACATTATCTAAGTCTACAACAAAATCTGTATTCTTATTGTAATTCAAATAACAATAAAAGCTACTAACAAATAACTGTTGTTCAAAATCTGTAAAAACTTCTTGAATTTTTGAGATTAATTTACTGTTATATGTTTGTGACAATTTTGATATCGGATTATTCACTATCAGTTCGACGATATTAAACTCTTGCATCGTATTATATATTTATAATAGGATACTCTTTAAGTTGGTTTATCTTGATTTATATATTAAAAACAAGATTTTGAAAGCAAGTATCGCCTTAACATAATAAGCGATTTTTACCATTTACTTTTTTTGACGGCAATTTTTGGCCCTTGTCCGCGCTTTTTCACGTTATTTGGGTCATATTGTTCCTCTTCTTCTTCGTCATTTAACTGTTTTGATAGCTCCCAGAATTCTTTTGAGCCTAATCTAAAGTCATTATGCGCATCTGCTTTATACCAAAACACTTGGTCTTGTAGCTTATTTGATTTTGCGTTGTTATTTATTACCAAACACTCATAATTCTCTGTACATTGGTCCATCACCTGACAAAATGACTCCAATGTGGGAAACATACCGGCATAATTTTCGTATATTCGCTTCCTATTCGCAATATACGGCTCTCTCAAAATAAACACATAATCTATATTTGTTCTCAATGTTGGCGGAATACCGAGAGGATATTGCATTGTTATAAGTAACATGACCTTCCAGTGACGTCCGTTCATGAAAAGAAGCCGCATTAATTTATCGCGTGCCCAAGTGTTGTCATATAAACAATCATCTAGAATAACAAATGTTCGAGGGTCTATAGCAGTTCGTTTAAATTGTTCCATCTCCTTCTTTATCTGCTTCAATACACCTCTCTGTCTCTTCAAGATATTTTCAATAATAGCGGTATTATATTCATTGTGAATAAATAATTTGGGAACTAATTTCCCATAAAATCCGTTTCCTTCTTCTGTTCCAGAAATAACAGTTCCTATTGGAATGTCTTGATGATAATATAATAAATCCCTAACCAAAAATGACTTGCCTGTATCACGTCGTCCTATTAAAACCACCACTGGACCTTTTGATTCATTTGGTTTAAAACTTATGCTTTTCATATCAAAGCGTTTTAGTTCTAAATTCATTATTTATATAATAATATTTTAAAAAAAGGAGACAAACTTACGCAGTATGTAATACATATGTAGTTAAACTAAACTATTATGTTTAGGAACTATTTAAACAAATCCAAAATAAAGAAATCCAAAAATAAAAAAGAAAAGATAAGAAACCAAAATAATGAGTTAAATATAATTATTATTAATATTTTTATTAGCTAATGACAATTACTTTAAACTACCAAAAAAGGAAAAATATTAACCTTTTTAATAAATTTCAGTCGAATTCAAGTATATCTTTGTCTAATGTACAAAATTATATTCCTATATATGATAAATTTTTTTCTTTAAACAGCACTAATTTTAATTCCGTAAATCTAAATCATAATTGGTTTATTTCTGATATCAAGGATAATAAAAGAGTTGGTAAAAATAAATCAAAAAACATTAACGATAATGATAATGATAATACAAGTGATAATGATGATGAAAATAGTATTGACAATACTAACAATATATACACTTGTAAATTAAAAAATATCTCAGGAGATGAAGACATGTCAATAACACAAAAAATATTCATTAAAATGGCTCCGTTACTAGACCCTTTCAAATACTTAGTCGGAAAATACAATCACAATGATACTAATTTATTCAACTTACCCACATTTGATAAGTCAACTAATGTTCACAATAAAATCAATGACCTAAACAACTCAGCCTACGTCGATAGCTTTTTCTCATTTTTATCCAGTCAAGTTCTTAATAAGCATAAATTTATTCATGCTATTGATTTTTATGGTTCTTTTCTTTCCGTTAAAAATAATTATAAAATTAATATCATCGATGACCTTGACTATTTACTTCAATCCGAATTTTTTAATAAACAAAAAAATGTATTATTTAAGGTTGAAGATTTCTCTCATCTCATAGCAGAGCCAGATAATGAAAATGAAGTTAAACCTACACTAAATATAATGAATAAATCTATAGCAAACTTATCTCTCAAATCAATTGATGACTCAGTTTTTGAAAATATTTTTGATAATCCAGTATCTCTTGATGATGTTAAAACTCTAAATATTGATTTAGTAGATGTTACCAATTCACTCGATATAACAGATACCAAAAAATCGGCCAGCATTAAATCTGGTTCATCTTGTTCTTCTAGAACATCCCACACAAATGATTCCGAAAATGATGATGAAGTCAACATAGAAAATGAAATTATAGAAAACAATGACTCTGAACAAGAAACGATAACAGTTTCCAATAATAACGATTCAAACAATGAGTCAAATAACGAGTCTGATGATGACGATGATGTATATTCAACAGACGATTCGGATGATATCGAATGTGAAAAACTATATTTAACATTTGATAAATTTCCAGTTCAACTTATTTGTTTAGAATTATGTGAAAATACACTCGACGATTACATTATTAACAATGATATTAGCAACGACGAGTGGTTTGCCATTTTAATGCAGATTGTTATGATTTTAATTACTTATCAAAAACTATTTTCATTCACACACAATGATTTACATACAAATAATATAATGTATATTCCTACAAATAAGAAATTTTTATATTACTACTATAAAAAACAATATTACAAGGTTCCTACTTTTGGAAAAATTTTTAAAATCATCGATTTCGGTCGAGCCATCTATAAATTTAATGGTGAAGTATTCTGTAGTGATAGTTTTCAACCAGGAGGAGATGCCGCAACCCAATACAACACGGAACCATATTTTAATCCAAAAAAACCTAGATTAGAACCTAACTTCAGTTTTGATTTATGTCGTTTAGCGTGTTCTATTTTTGACTATGTAGTTGAAGATTTTGAAGATATCAAAAATATAAATGATTGTGACCCTATTGTTAAATTAATCGTTGAATGGTGTATTGATGATAATGGAATAAATGTCCTATATAAAAATAATGGAGCAGAAAGATATCCTGATTTTAAATTGTATAAAATGATTGCGCGATGTGTTCACAATCATACACCAAACGCACAACTAGACCGACCTGAATTTAGTAAATTTGGGGTTACCAAAATGGCATTTGAAAAAGGAAAGGCGAAAACAGATGTATTCATGAATATCGATGAACTGCCTTCATATATTTCTACTGTATAACAATATATTTAGAGCAGTAACTACTAAGTAATAAATAATTTAATTCTAGATTTTATAATTAAATTATTTGTATAAATAAATAATGAATTTTGGGTTTATTATTACAAGACACGTAAACTCCGAAACGACTAATAACTATTGGAATCAGAATGTTAAATTAATTCGAACATTTTATCCACTAAAACAAATTATAATCATTGATGATAACAGCAATTATGAATACGTAAAAAGTGATTTTGAATATCAAAATATTCAAATTATTCAATCTGAATATCATGGTCGCGGCGAGTTATTACCATTTGTATATTTTTTAAAACATAAATGGTTTGATAATGCTATTATGATTCATGATAGCACATTTATTCACAAAAGAATACCTTTTGAACAATTTAAATTACCAGTTTTACCTTTATGGCATCATACTTACGACAAGGAAAATTTATCAAATTTAATAAGAATAACAAAATATTTAAGAAATAAAAGTTTCCTTGAAAAAACACTTAATGGCGGAGATAACTATCTTATCGGTATGAATCAAGAAAAATTTAAGTTATGTTTTGGAGTTCAATGTTATATCAATTTACATTTTTTAGAAAGACTGCAACAAAAATATAATATCACTAATTTGGTTCATGCGGTTCACTGTAGAAGAGACCGATGCGCATTAGAACGTATTTTTGGTTTACTATTTTGTTTAGAGTTTTCAAAACTTTTAGTAATTAATTCAATGTTTGGTAGTATTTTTCATCATAAAAATGCTTTCGGTTATACGTATGATAAATACATAGACGATTTTAATAATAATAATATACCACAAGCATTTGTTAAGGTATGGACCGGGAGATAAAATTAAATACTTATCTCTCTTATTATTTACAATAAAGAGTCAAATTAAATAACATAAATAAGATAACAAAATATTTATTAAAATGGTGGGTTATCAGTGAAAACAGCTGGACTTGATTGAGCAATTGACATTGTTTCACCTAAAGCTGGATTTACCTGCTCTACAATATAATTACCAAATAAAATACTTATAAAAACTACTAAAGCATCCCTTATCAACAATTTTAATGGTTTCGACTCTTTGTCTATGTATCGCATTTCTAAAAATTTAGCAATAAAAAATATTATCGTAATTACTCCTGAAAGTAAAAATATATTATCCATTTACAATATATTTTTACATTTACAACTTCATTTGAACGCATTATTTTATCATATAATAATCTATTGATTAGACAAATACAAATACACTGTTCATTTTTACTTACGCTAAAACTTCTATATCATCCAATAAAAAACTATCATCTAATTTAACCTCTTGATTACCTCCTATAACATGAACATCTAACCCATTTAGTTCCACATTTTCGTCTGAAATCTTAAGTGTTTCATCATCATCTTCTTCCTCCATCTTTCTCTGAATATTTCTTAAATTACTTATCTCTTCTAATCTTTCTATAGTCTTGGGAGCATTTATCATTTCTTCCTTGCCTGATTTATCTAAAGCAGTGTCTACATCATTGAATGACAAAGAATGATTTGATGGACTTGAATTTACTTCGGAAATTACTTCGCTTACACCTTGTGCTTTATTTGCTTCAGGATTTTCTATTATTTGCTCTTTTATCTCCTCAATGACATCTTCTTCAACAGTTTCATCCATATATGCTTTTAAAATGTGTTCAATTGGAATACTTTCTCTTACAGCATTCAAAATACATTCTTGAACAATTATTTCTAATTCTCTATTATGTCTTTGAACTTGTAAAGGTGCTGAGTTTAATTCAAATAAATATACGTTTTTATACACTTTTCTTGCTACATTTATATAAGCCTTATGAATAAAATCATCTAATTTTGGAATGTTAATATCAATTTTCTTTTGTTTTTGTCCAACACGCATTGCTGTTAGCAATTTTAACTGAATTATATGAACACACGTTACTAATTCTTCTAAATAACTACAACAACTTCTCTCTATAATTCTTTTTCTCTCTTGTTCGATTATATTTGAATTCCATTTTGGTATTCTTGTTATTAAATTCTGAAATGTCATCAAATATTTATCCATTTCATCATTTTCTCTACATAGCTTCACAGATTCATCAAATATAGACTTAAAACCCTCAATTATTAAGGGAGTCATTATTGTTAACAAACGGGCACCCCACTCATTTTTTGATTCGTGTAACGAACTAACATTAAAATCATCCATAATGTAAATATTATATGTTATTTTTTTTGGTTTCAAACTAATTTTATACGGGTTTCAACAATGAACTAGTAAATAAAAATAAAAATAAAATATCGCAATAAAATAAAAGTATAATTATTTATTTATACAAATGGTGTAATAGGTAAATCATCTCTAACAAAATATGCTTCGCCAGTGTTTGTCCATTTAATGACTAGTGTAATAATTTCTACACCGGCTTCAATTGCTTCTTTTACAGCTTGTCTATATTCAGGGTCTATTATAGAAGGTTGAAAGCGATTTACATCTGTTCGCTGTATAACATAACACATTATACAACGAGTAATTGATTCTTTTTTTATTAGTGTTAATTCTCGAATATGTTTTAAGGCTCTTGGACTTACTGGGTCTGAACTTTTTTTTCGATATCCATCTGGAAAATATGCGACTTTTGAATCATATGGTCTGTCATCGTAACACTTGTTTTTTCTATCTTTGGCTGTAATATCTTCATAATCTGCCAACGGAACATTTTTGACTTCCATGATAAACGGAATATTATTGTTATCGATTCCAGAAAAGTCAAATCGAGAATCTACTTTATTTTCAACAAATATTGCGGTTTCTCTCTTATATTTCCTTATATCCTGTAAAATGGTAAAACAATTTTTTGTAAGGCAATTTTCTACTAATAATTCGGCAAGTTTTGGATAAACTCCGATAACAATTTCATTATTTTTATCGTTAATAATGGATAATTGAACGCTATATAAACATTTTGTATCATTTGTTTTTTTGGCATTCTTTTTCATTGGTGCCAATAAAATAGTTGCGCCCGACTCACAGAGGCCACAGCAACCCAGTGCCGCAGTGTGTGCCAGGATTTCTGTATCATTTATTACTACATCGGCTACATATGGCGACTTAATCAACTTCGATGGACGTTTTACTATAGTTCCTTCGACTAAATTGTCTAGTTTTAAAACAAGCATTGTATTTATTTGTACTAAAAATAATATTCTACAAAATCCAAATCAATTTTTTTCAAATACTTTGAGTTATTTTCAGATTTTTTACCTAGCAAATTATTTTTTCTGAGTTGTTAACATATATGGTAACAAAAATGATTATAAAATATTAAAATAAAACAACAGATTAGTTTTTCCTATTTTAAAAAGTTCAAATATTTTTTCCAAAAGTCAAAAAGGGAAATGAAATTTGGACATTTATAAATGTCCATTTTTGAAAAAGGGAAAGACTTTCCGGAAAATGATTTTTCTCACTTTTTTGAAAAAATTGTGACCATAAAAATTTTTAGCGTCTCGCCGTTGAAACAACTTTTTCAAATTTTGTGACGATATTTTTTTTTTAAAAATATATATTTGAAATAAATATTTAGAATTATTTTCTATACTTATTTTATGGAAATATTTGGAAACGATTTAGTGGCAAAAAGTGGCAAAAAGTGGCAAACTGATTACTATTGTGAAAAGTGTGACTATAAATGCTGTAAAATATACAACTGGAATAAACATATTTCTACAGCAAAACATAACCGGGAAATATTTGTTGATGATTTAGTGGCAAAAAGTGGCAAAAAGTGGCAAACTGAATATTTATGTGACAACTGTGAAAAATGTTTTCAAACTAATGCTGGACTATGGAAGCATAAAACAAAAGGCAAATGTGTAAAAATAGACAGTATAATTGAAGAAAAAAATGAAGTTATTGATTTATATAAAAACACTATTAACAATAAGGATGAACTTATTATAACGCTCCTTAAACAAAATGCGGAATTAATAAAAGGACAACAAGATATGATGGTTAAACTAAGTGAAAACGGAATTAACAATAATAATAATTATAGTAATAATAATAATCATAGTCACAATAAAACATTCAACTTACAATTCTTTTTAAACGAGACATGTAAAGATGCCATGAATATAATGGATTTTGTCGAATCTATTAAAGTACAATTATGTGATTTAGAAAAGGTTGGACAAATAGGGTATGTAGAGGGTATTTCAAATATTATTGTAAAAAATCTTAATTCACTAGATGAAACAAAACGACCAGTTCATTGTACGGATGTAAAGAGAGAAGTATTATATGTAAAAGATGAAGATAAATGGAAAAAGGAAAATAAGGATAAACAAAAGTTGAGAAATGTTATTAAAGAGGTTGCGTATAAAAATTCCAAAATGTTAAAAGAGTACAAGACAAAGCATCCTGATTGTGACAAAAGTGATTCAAAATTCTCAGACCAATATAACAAATTAATTATTGAAGCTATGGGCGGAAAAGGAGATAATGATTTGGAAAAGGTAGACAAAATCATTAAAAATATCGCGAAAGAAGTAACTATTGAAAAGGAATAATATTCCTCTTTAAGTTGTTTTAATATATATTATTTTTCTTCATTTTTTTGTTCCAAAAAGTAAAAAGGGAAATCGATTTTGGACATTTTTAAAATGTCCATTTTTGAAAAGTGAAAAGACTTTCCCGAAAAACCTGTTTTTTTTTCGCTTCCTTATCATAATGCTGTAAATTTCATTTTTCATTATAAAAAAAGTGTTACGATAAAATTTATTATTGAAAAAAATATTTTAAAACAAAATCTTATATAATGGATAATTTTTGGATAAAAATGGATAAAAATGGATAACAAAGTAGCGCCAAATTATAAGATTTTTTAATTTTATCTAGCAATTCATATAAAAATTACATTTATTTTTACTCGATAATTATGCTCTGGTGTAAAATGGATAACAAACAATTATATTTTACACAATTTTACACCGCACCATAAAATGATTTGACAAAATTTTATTTTTTTCAAAACAAAAACTATGGTGTCATAAAATTTTAATTATAAACAAATATATTTAACGCAAAAATATACAAATGAATTATGATAATGAAAATAAAATAATTATAATATATTTGTTACCATAAATATTTTTATAAAAAATCTTATAAAAATCTTATAGAAATCTTATAATTTATTATTTTACACTAGAATATAAAAATAAGTTATTATAATAAATATATTATGCCAAAAATAGAAATTAATTATTCGGATACAATTATTTACAAAATAGTATGTAAGGATACCAGTATAAAAGATATTTATATTGGGTATACGACAAACTTTGTACAAAGGAAGCACACACATAAACAGCATTGTGCTAATATAAAATTACCAAATTACAATTGTAAATTATACAAAACTATCAGGAACAATGGAGGGTGGATTAATTGGAAAATGATTATAATTGATAAAATTAATTGTAAAGACAGTTTTGATGCGAAGCAAACCGCAGTTAAATATATAACATTATTTAACGCAACATTGAATGATACCATACAAACACAAACACAAACACAAACACAAGGACAAACACAAACACAAACACAAAAATATAAAATAGAAAATACACAATCTAAAACAAATAATATATTAATAGGTAGTAATTTAATAAATTTACATGATAATATTGTGAATAATGAAAAAAGTGAAACAAAATACAAATTTTGTTGTAAAAATTGTTCGTTTTATACTGATAAAATGACTGACTGGAGTCGTCATTTATCGACAACAAAACATAAAAATATAAATATGAATGGTAATATTTATGATACAGTTATTGATATGGGAAGTAAAAATAACCAAGAAGAAGTGTCAAAACAAAATGTATGTAAATGTGGTAAAACATATATTTATGCTAGTGGTTTATGTAAACATAAAAAATACTGTACAAAGGATGTAACAACTAATATATTAAATATAATAAACAATGATGATATGATAAAGAATTTTTTATTTGAACAAAATAAACAAATAATAGATAAGCTCACAGAGCAAAACAATAAACTAATAGAACAGAATACAAAACTTATGTTGTTTGCTGAAACAAACAAGACAAATATTATTTCGAACAATATAATAAATAACAATTTCAATCTAAATGTATTTCTCAATGAAAAATGTAAAGACGCCATCAATATAACTGATTTCGTTGATTCACTCGTTTTAGGTATAAATGATTTAGAGGAAACAGCTAGATTAGGTTATGTAAACGGTATTTCTAAAATCTTCATAAATGGACTTAAAAAACTAGATATTTATAAAAGACCTTTACACTGTAGCGATATAAAAAGAAACACATTGTATATCAAAGATGATAACCAATGGGCAAAGGAAAATAATGATAAACCAACTTTGACAAAAGCAATTAAAAAGGTATCTACTAAAAATATTCAAAATATTTTTGAATGGCAAAAATTAAATCCATATTACACTGATTCACATTCAAAACAGAATGATAAATACAATAAAATTATTTGCGAAACAATGTCAGGTTCTTCAAAGGAAGAACAACTAAATAACTATGATAAAATCATAAAAAATGTTATAAAAGAAGTTGTGATTGATAAGGAATAATATTGTTCTTTAAGTTGTTTTGAAATATATATTATTTTTCAAAATAAATAAGCATTATATACTTATTTTGAAACACACAATTACATGAACGAAATATTTTCTAATTTAATATCTTTATTTAAAAATGTAAAATTTAATATAAACAAAATTAGCAGCTTTTCATTTCTAAATTCCTTCCTTACCTTATCAAATGCTACTAATAATTCATACTTTTTCTCTTCAGCAATATCAAATTGACCGTCTTCTATCATTTTTAATATTTCTATAGCATTATATCCCTTTTCGTATAACTTTGAAACAAATGAAAACAAAGTTGTTTCCGTCATATTTTCTATAATTTCTTGATTTATATTTTTTTTTAGCCAATCGTAACGAGCCTTATTTATGGTGTCAAAATTAAATATTCGTTTCAAATTGTATTTATATAAATTAATTATTTTGCCCTCGTATTCTGGTTCAGGAATATATATTTCACAAAAACGAGACAAAATAGGTCTCAACAATTTATACTTATCTTCTACTATTATGAAAAAACGTGTATTATGGCTGAATAGTTCAATACATCTACGTAGCGCGGATTGCGCATCCATTGTTAATTTGTCACCATTTAGCAAGACAATACTTTTAAATGTGTTGCCTCCATTTGAATTAATATGTGTTTTGGCAAAAAATTTAAGTTCTTCTCTAATAAACTTGATGCCCTTTCCGTGAGCACAATTCACATACATTACAAAATCCTTTATTTTATCCTTATTATTGTCATATATGAGAGAAATAAATTCATTTACCATTGTGCTTTTTCCGGAACCACTCGGACCATTAAAAATAATATTAGGAATCTTATGTATTTTGTGGAAATATTCTAACTTTTCTTTTATATTTTGATGAATTTGTATTTCTAATGACATTTTAATATTAAGTTATTTGTTATTAATATTAAAACAGTGTTTTTATATTTTAATATTACGTAATTCAATATTGAACTATATTGTTGAACTTGTTATTATTGAACTTGTTATTGTTGAACTTGTTATTATTGAACTTCTATATTATTTTATACAGCACTAGACAAACTGTGTGTATATGGATTATCCATAAATGCCTGTAGTAACCCTGGTTCAATTCGTTGACACCCAATATCACTATCATATAGTTGTGGTGCCTTTGCAATAGTTCCATATGTTTGTAGCGATGGACCTCTTTGAACCACCGCACTTGGCGCCCACATTCTATTATTGTTTCTATCCGAGTCCACTCTAGCAATTGATACATTAGTATGATTATTAAATGTTTTGGCATTTCCTTGATTTGTTCTTGAAACAACGAGTCTTTCCTTTACTTCATTATTTGTTTGTCTATAACTAGAATCATATTGTCTAGCACCATAATTTGATGTAGCAGGATTCAATTGGGATTTTGTTCCTGTGGTATCACGTTGATTCGCAATAGGTTGTTGTTCAGATACCTCGTATGCTCCGTTTATTTGGTTTCCAACATAACCATTTGGTTGATATATAGTTGTCTCTTTTACAGTGGTTACAGGGACATCACCTTGCGTTTTAACGTAATTACCTGGAACTTCTCCTGCCATATTTCCATAAACTCTCATATTACACACATATTCCTCCTTTCTGGCTGGTTTTAATATATCCATAATAGGAGCAATTGCTGCCCCTATAGCACTTGAAAACCCAGAACCAAATGTTTGTGGCTGACTGTTTATGCTACGATTATTAGTATAATTTGTATGACTTTTAAGGTTATTGTCAGCATCTGTAACAGGTCCTGAACCAACAGATACGGAAGGACCGACATCACAACCTTCCCATTGAACACGCTTTGAATCTTCATGAACCGCAGGAACATAACTAGCCGTTTTTAAAGTAGCATTAGGAGTTCCTGTTAACTGTGCTGTAGTTTCAATACGAGCAGAATCCTTAAAAACCTCAGTAGCTACTACACGTTGAGCTTTTTCGGCTCCAGTGGTTGTTAACCAACGGTCTTGAGAATTGATGAAAAAAGTATCGGGTCTATATTTTTCAACCTTTCCTAAAATACCTACATTTGTAATAGCGGATTGAGCGGGACCTTGATGATTCAATAGAGAATATTCCTCTTTTGGATTTGTTGCTACACGCATTTCATCTACAGTTTTCGGAAGCCATCTGTCTCTAGATTCCATACCGGAATTAAACCCACCACTTCCATTTGTTGAATATCCTTTGTCTAAACCTGGTCCGACATGAATAGATTCAAATGGCTTCACCATACTATTTTTTTGAGCAGGATTGACTCTGGACTGGTAAAAATCGCTCATATTTGGAGCACCATATGCCCATTGCATATTCTCTTGTGGTTTGAATAAAGGAGCCTGCTCTATTTTTTTTATTAACTGAGAACCAGTTCCGGCATAATTGTCTAAAATGTTTTCAGCATTATTGTTATTGTATATTTGTCCTTTTGGTTTTCCACCATTAAAAGGAACCATATTATTATGCTTAAACTCTTTTGAATCCAAATAATTGCCTGTTAATGAATATACCTGTTGTATTGTATTTCCTACACTTTTATTATTTCGTTCTCGTTGTTCATACAAATTTTGATTAAAGTATTTATCGGTTGCTGTATTTGGATTTGAATATTGTTGAACAGTATCTGTTAATTCTGTATTATTCATTATAGGGTAATTTTGTGGAGGAGTATTTGTATTTGGTAAATAATTTACAGGTTTCCCCATATTTGTGAATTGTTCCATTTTCTTCTCTTTTGGAATATTCTTATTTTTGTCTTGATATGCTTTTTTTGGAATCGTATTTTCATTCGTTTGTTGATTTGATATGACATACATTCCACCTAATGCGATTAAAGGTATAGCTAATTCCATATTATATTATATATATAAACTATTTTTATTAATATTTATACAAAATAAATTTATATCGCTTTCATAAAATAAATGTATACGTATTTATTTTAAGAATAGTATGTTGGTTGTATATTGTATATTATTTCTGAGGTAAATCGTTACGATAGTTGATACCAGTTGTTTCCATCACATATAAATTTTACATTATTAATTGTTGAATCCAATACTAAATATGGTTGTGTGTTTGAATCTAATGTATATGTATTATTTAAATCAAAAATAGCAGAGATTATATCACCATTAGTATCGTATTGTAAACTAGTTATACCATTTATATAAAAGTTTATATTTACCTTGTAGCAATTATACAATTTTCTAAATATGATTTTTTTGCCTTTATATTTTGTAGAAAATGGATTTGGTAAATAAATAATAGATGTGTTTTCGTCTACTTGATAATTTAAAAAGTATAATTGAGAAATTTCTACAGAAGATGGAGGGCCAGTAGGCAAAGTATAAGTTGGATTCGTAATAGTAAATGTGTTATAATTTATTCCTCCTTGAACATTTATAGTTTGATATTCATTTCCTAATACCAAATTATAGTTATTATTACTAACATTATTAATATTATTTCCTAAATAGACATTATTATCTCCTAGAGATGTTATGTTTTTTCCGATAACAATGTTGTTTCCAGTGTTACCTCCCCTACCAAAATTTACAGTATTAATTGTTGCGTCGTTTACTATACTGACATTTCCAGATGCTCCAATTATCATAGCAGTTTGGTCTTGAGTTTGAAACTGTATAGAACCTAAATTAGGCCCAACAACTTCACTACTATTTTTATTCGTAGTTTTTATAACAATTCCTGCTGTATTTTCATTTAGTGATTGTAATGTTAACGGGATATTAAACCCTGGGTTTGCTACATCAATATAATTATCTTGAATTATTTTATTAACACCTTTAACTTTAATTCCGTTACCAGTAGTTGTTAAATGAGCTGTAGTTAATTGTCCAGCATTAGTAAACGATGTTGCGTTTGTAATTGTTCTTGAAGTAATTCCGTTGACACAATTGAATGAATTACAATTTAATTTTCCGGATGTATAAGATAAATCAAGTGTTTTATCAAAATAAACAGGTTGGGTTGAAGTTGTAGTCCCATCGTTTGCTAGTATTATATATTTTATCAAAGTATCTGATTGAGTAAGATTTACTTGTTTGTTTACAGGTCCAGTAGCACCAACAGCCCCTTGGGCTCCTCCAGAAGGACCTTGAGCTCCTGTTGCTCCTCGTGGACCAGTTGTTCCTGTAAATCCTTGCGGACCAGTTGACCCTGTAAACCCTTGTGCGCCAGTCGGTCCTGTAGAACCTTGAGACCCAGTTGCTCCGGTGCGTCCAGTAACACCAATAAATCCTTGAGCACCAGTTGCCCCTGTGTATCCCTGGGCACCGGTTGCTCCTGTATAGCCAGTTTCACCTATATAACCTTGAGCTCCTGTCGCTCCTGTAGTCCCAGTGTAACCCTGAGCTCCTATTATTCCAGTAGCTCCAGTGTAACCTTGTGCTCCTCTTGGCCCAGTTGACCCAATAATAGTGCTAGTTATTACAGGAGATACATTATTGTTATAATTATTTTGGACAATAGTATTTTGTAAAGTAAGTAAATCTTGTGGACTTAGTATTTTTGAGTTTTGTGAACTATTAATTTTTTTATTTAAATAACTTGAGTAGCTAGACATATATAAAATAATATAAAATAATAAATATTGTGGACTTAGTATTTTTGAGTTTTGTGAACTATTAATTTTTTTATTTAAATAACTTGAGTAGCTAGACATATATAAAATAATATAAAATAATAAATATTGTTTTACAAATTGTTTCGTAAATAGTAACTGTATTGTATACTATATATTTCAACAATATTAGTCATAATATTAATATTATTGAAATTTGTTGTATTATGCGAGTGTACATCCAAGTTGTGTCGCAATATATTGAATAATATAATCGTCGTCGTTTCCCCAATCTAAATAAGCTTGTCCTTCTAACTTTATAGTTTTAATTTTTTTTTGTCCTTGCTCGGAATAGACAACAACGCGGAATGTAGCTGATGTATTGGGAATAAATTCACTCACATCAAATGTAAAACCAGTTGCCATTATT